AATACGGGGGATAACAACATGAGCCTTCTCGATACTTATGTAAAATTACAGGGATTGAGGCAGCAGCAGGAAGCACAGCAGTTACAGCAAGTTCATTCCATACTCTACCTTGCCGATGCAGCACAGAAGATCCGTGCTATGCAGCAGGAAGAACAGGCAAACCAAGCCCTTGCAAACGTTTCTCCTGATATTATCAACGAAAGGATAACATCGGGAATTACAAATACACCAGAGGGGTATGATGTTGCAGACCCGACAAGCATGATCATCGAGAGAACGCCGAAACCGGACGAGCAGTATTACGGGGAAGCGTTTGAGGCGGTAAAACCGATCAGCATGAAACATGCCCTTCCGTTCTTGATGGCAAAGAGGGGAGCGTAAAAAGAGAGGGAAACCGAGGAACGGAAACGGTCAGAGAACCCCTTAGTACCGTTTGAGATCAACGGGACGAAGGGAACGGCGGCACTGAGCAATGTAACGCCTTTAATGATCAACAAAGCCAACCTTGAAGAAAAGGCATTACAAAGAGAACAGACAGCCTATGACCGAGAACAGCAACGCGAGGTTCAGAAACAGATTGCAGCTGATAATATCGCCACGAAAAGACTGATTGCCGAAGTAGCAAGAGGTAAAGCCGCAGGTTTATATGTAGAACAAAAAATTATTAAACATGGTAAGCTAGAAGATATGAGTGAAAAAGAATTAGAAGCAAAAATAGCACAATTAGAAAAAGATTTAACAGATGCGAAAGCATCTGTTGAATCTCAAATATCAGAAGCAGTCGCAGAACTGAAAGAATCTATCACCGCACAAGTAAAAGAAGAAGTAGCTGCGGCTATGGGTACTCAAGTGGTAGAAGAAAAGAAACCAGTGACTCCATTTGACTCCTTGACTCTTGAAGTAGGTAAGAGAAAATTTAAATTCAACTACCCTGCAGCTGGAATCGAAAACAAAAAAGGAGGCTATCAAAACTACACTGCCGAAGAAATATGCGATAAGCTCAATGCCGATGTCGCTAAAAACTTGGTAGCGATGTATGATAGTGAAGAAACATTATTTATCACCGAACTAAACTAAGATAAACTATGGGAAACACATATTTAAAAAGAAGACCAGTACAAGTAACGGGCACTCACCCTGGAGTAGGTAGATACTTATATATCGCAGGTACTAAGGAATTCACCACCATAGCTTCTCCTCTTCCTTCTGGAACAGGAACGGTAGTAGGTGATGAGGCTACAATCACCTCAAATCACACATTTAGAGTTCCTTCACCTCTTCCTTCTGTAGGATTTGTCAATGGATTCATTCGTATTCCATTGCTAGCAAAAGACTCAGGAAAGTGGACGACTAAAAACGTAGGCGAACCACCTGCCATGAAAGTCGAAACCATGTTCGAAGTAGATGCTACCGGAACGAACCCAGAACAAATCGAAATGCTAAAAAGACTACACGGAGAAGAAATCATAGCCTTAATCCAAGAGGCAGATTGTGACGCTCCTAAGTTAGTTCAAATCGGCTGCGACTGCAAAGTAGTAGACGCATTGAAATTCGATTTCGACAAAGGAACTAATAGAATGAAATTATCAGGTGTAGCTGATTGCTATCCTGCATTCTACGAAGGCGCACTCACATTGATGACTCACTAAACTCTAACCCATGCTAGACTTAAATAAATTTCCGCAGAAAGGCGAATTTGATTTCCCTAAGATCGGTCACAATTTGACACTAGAAAGTCTCCAAGAAAAAACCAAAGGATGGACCAAGGAGATGTTCATAGCCAAAGGACTTAAAAAATGGCTAAAAGCCGAAACTTCAAAACCGACCCACGAAGAAAAAAAATAGAAACCTCTCAACTAAACTAAGCAAAGCCTCACCCACTACGGTGGGGCTTTTTTGGCCAAAAATATGACCGAATTTACCAAGCAGCAGAATGACATAGTCCAAAACTTTAGCACTAGCCTAGAGTCAAGGCTAAAGGCTGCCGCTACCAAGTCAAAGACCAGGTTTAAATTCAAAGCCAAGCCTAAAAAAGACGGAAAAACAGGTCGTATAATCAAGATAGGAGTCTCTATGGCGCAGCACGCTATATTTAAGGAAAAAGGTGTAGGCCGTGGACGTGGTATCAATTCGGGTAAAACCGACCCCGATCCACTATACAATCCTATTATGGAGCAGGAAATACCAAAACTAGCAGCCGAACTAGAACTGAATACCGCCGATTTACTCACCAAAGCCCTCATAAGATAATGCAGACGATCACACTCAAAGATATGATGGCAGAACTATGGAGTGGGAAAGAGTGCGACCTCACCTATATCACCTGCGATTTGACTCGAAACAAAGGCGGAGATATCAAAGAATACAAAGGTGTCAAGCTCAATTTATCCAATAATACGAACTCTAGCCTCAAAGACCCCGACTACCAAGCCAAACCCAAACAGCAGAGTGTCCAATTAAATATAGTCCTTCAAAGTAATGAAATCCGAACCATATATATCGTAGGCATAATCAAATTCAACGGAAAACAAATATTAAGATGAAAAATTTTCTCAAAACAAAAATGAGTTATATCCGAGACCTTAAAATCTCGAACTACCTAGCGAGAGGTCCATACTCTACCGAGACCGAACCGCTCAAACAATTTCAGCTACCACTCAAAGGCACGGTGGCCAAGTGGGGCGATGATAATCTCTTTCCTGATTTCCTAGACAATCAGATTTGCAAATCAATCGATCTAGAAGCAGGTATCCAAACCCAGTCCGAGTTTGCCTATGGACAGAGAGTCGCTACCTATATCGAAGAAATGGGAGCCGATGGAAACCTCGTTCGCAAAGAAGTCATAGACCCCGACTTCGAGGCGTGGAAAGAAAAATACAATTTTAACGAAATGTACCTGCAGCGCGCAGAATACAATTTCTTCCGCTACGCCAATGTATTTGTAGAGTTTTCATTTGATAAAGATGGGAATATATCGCACCTATTCACTAAAGATTCTCCACACTGCCGTATTTCTACGCTCAATAAAGAGACTGGAGTCTCAGACTATTTATACCAGTCCGCCCAGTGGGGAGCATCAATGGTTATAGATGGCGAAGAAGCGGCCGCTAATTACATTGAAAAAGGTTTATTATCTAGATTTCCATTGATAGACAATAGAAATCCAATCGGATTTATAGATAAGCGAAAAGCCGAAAATAAGAAAAATATAATTCTAGGCTATCATATAAAGGACTATTCCCCAGGCGATGCCTATTATGGAAAATCTTCTTGGTACCCACTCCTAAATAACGAGTGGCTGCGCATAGCCGCCAAAGCTCCTGCTATGATAGAGGCGTACTACTCCAATGGCGTAACCGTACGCAATGTCATTAAAATGAATATGGACTACTTCGAATCTACGATAGATGGATGGAAAGAACTAGACATTACTGATAAACAAAGACATATCGAAGAAGTTCAGCAATCCATAGAAGAAAACCTAACGGGACCAGATAAGGCATTCAAAACCTTAGTGATTCAATATGCGAGAGGTGAGAATAACGAAATCGAATACCAGTACGAAATCGAGACCCTAGCCAACCCAAACAAAGATTCTACCATTCTTCAGGACATTCAGTATATTTCTTCTCTATTCAATAAAGCCCTTCGCTTAGATTCTTCATTAGTAGGCGGCAAAGCGGATGGATCCAAAGAAGCCGATGCAGGTAGTGAGAAGCGAATCGCTTCTAATCTCCTTCAGCAGAGAAATGAAGTCGTGAATCAGCAGATACTCTATCCATTAACTATCGTCAAGCATAACAATGGCTGGGATAAGCGCCTAAAATTCGGAATGGTCACTGAGCGACACGAAACCCTGGACAAAAACCCCGCAGGAAAAGTAGAGACATTGTAATCTATGCGCACCGCCCTGATCAATGAGATAAAAAGTTTTCTATCCGCCCCTTCAGATTATAATCGAGGCGTTCAACTTCTCTATTCGGTCAATAAATCCGATGCGCTGCGCTCTAGCCTCAATAGGTATATAGACAAAGAAAAACTCAAACGCTACCTCACCCTAGAGCTCCAAAATCTACAGACAGAAAACCCCGAAGCCTCCGAACCCGAAGTGATTATCTCCACCGCTACCGTGCCGCTCCCCTCGGATACGGTAGTGGCAGAGATAGAGGCTAGTATGGTTCCGCTATACAAAGAACTCAGCTACTATCATACCCTGATGTCTCACGAACCGGATAAGGAAATCCGATTTTCGTATATGAAGAAATTAATAGACCTCGATATTCAGCTGGCAGCTATGCGATACGATATCAATTTCTATAAATTCTACGGTAAACTCCCTGAGCGCGTATCGACACCCAAGGCGGATAAATGCACCGAAACGCTGCGAGAAATTATCATAAATCTCAAAAAAATACCACAATCGATCTATGCAGACGAGAAAGTGCTCAAAAAACTACGTGCCGAACTCAAAGAAACCGACACAATCAAAGATATAGAGCGAATCAATACCCGAATAGCGGAGGTAGAATCCAGAATGGAGCACAAAAAAGTAGAACGCCGCAGACTAGAAGCGGCTTTAAAATCTCGACAATGAAAAAATTTAAAAGCGATTTAGTTTTATTTATAGAGCAAAACGAGCGAGATCAGATCAAACTCATAGGTCGTATCAATGACCTCTATCGCCATGGAATGAGTGAAGATAGAATCTCGGAAGAAGACAAACTATTTATCTCAGCCGTGGACTACGCCCACGAACAAATGCTAGATTTTAAAAATAAGAACGACCTCAAACTCATTCATAATAAAATAAAAGCTAAATATCAAATCACCGTAACCTCTCACGTCAATTTTATCATAGAAATAGCCGATGCCTTGCACAATACTACCAAGATGTCGAACAAGAGATATCAGCGTGCTATGATTAACAAATTATTGCTAGAGCAGATAGAAGAAGCTAAAGCAGACAAAGATCACCGAGCGGCAGATGCTTACATAGAAAAATATCTAAAACTCAATAATCTATACGATCCAGACAACGAAGAAGCCAATCCACTCTCTGAGAAAATATTTGAATTCAGCTCAGATCCTAGACTTTTGAAAACCTTCGACGCAGACAATGATGTCAAAGTATTACAGGCGGCCAAAGTATTAGAAGAATCTAAAAAAGCCCAAGTCTTTGGATAAGAAATCACTCTACTTAAACGACCCGCAGTACCTATTCGCTATGGTCAACCCCAAGGAGGCAAACCTCCGCTGGGGTCGTGGCACAGGAAAGACCTTTCCTATCGCCTTCCGTATGGTCAATGTAGCCAAGAATATGCCGGGCTCTACTAATGCCTTCTCAGTGCCTTCTTATCAGAAGTTTAAAAAAGACTTTATCGCCAATCTCCGCTACGAATTCGAGCGGCTAGGTCTCCGAGAAGATCGCGACTGGATGATGGGAAAAGAACCCCCTCACCATTGGCACAAACCTCTAAAGAAACCCGACAACTACGATACTATTCTCTCCTTTTATTCAGGGGCCATTTATTCGCTATTCTCTCAGGATGGCAAGACAAAAAACCAAGGGAACAACATAGCCTCGATCATAGCAGATGAGTGTAAAACTCAAAATTTTGAACGTATCAAAGAAGATATATTGAATGCTATGCGAGGCGGTGCCGACCTATGGGGAAACTGTCTCGAATATAGATCTAAGCTATATACATGCGATGGCTATCGACGAGAAGGCGACACTTCGTGGTTTTACGATATGGAAAAGCGAGCCAATCCTATCTTGACAGAATCATTAATCCGCCTAGCACTCACTCCGAATCTATCCGCCGCCGACAAATCTACCCTAGACTGGGCTAGAAATAATGTTTACTACTACCACAAAGCCTCCGCCATAGAGAATAGACATACACTAGGACTTGATTACTTCAAAGACGCTGCGGATAATTCCACGCCTATGCAGTATCTCGTCTCTATGCTCAACTATGATATGAATCGTATCGAAGGGTCCTTCTATATTCACCTCAACGAAGAAAAACAAGGCTACTACGCATCCAATCAAGGATACTGGGAGAGTCTCGGATACGATGCAAGTGTCATAAACCGCGCTACTTGTTTAGGAGATAGCGACCTTATATATAGTCTGCCACTAGATCTATCCTTAGACTTTGGAAACACCAACTTCGCCACCGTATCGCAGTATGACAAGCTAGGAAATATCATTTACCTACTCAAAGACTTCGTAGAGCGCACCTACGATGAGATAATCAACGAATTCAACTACTACTACACCCCATTCAAGGCAAAGAATAGAGAATTAAACCTATGGTATGACGTGTCGGGAAATAACAAGATGCAGCAGTCCACAGATAATGACACGTATATCCTAGACATTAAGAAAAAACTAGAATCTCTCGGATGGACGGTCCGCATATTACAAAAAAAGAAATCCTATATTCCACACAATATAAAATTTAATATCTGGAAAAAGGTACTCTATGAGGCACCCGATAGAGAAAGTCAATACCCTATATTCCGATACAATAGAGTCAATGCCGAGCGTACCGCACTCAGTATGGGAAATGCGCCACAGAAAGACGACCGAGGCGTGATGAAAAAAGATAAGACCAGCGAGAAAGACAAGAAAACACCTCCCGAAAAAGCCACCCACCTATCCGACACGATAGACAATGCGGTATGCTTCCCACTCTATGATATGTATATGAAATCAGTCGGTAAAAAGCCAAATTTCATTAATATGTTTAAAAATTAGTTGCGGAATAAATATTCCGCACTATATTTGCATTCAGATTTAGATAAAAACATCCGGGGAGGGATGGAAAGATAAGGTTTAAACCATAGAACGCCGAAGTAAGTGCTCCCCCCGCTTGCTTCGGCGTTTGATTTTTAAAGAAATGGAAGGACAGTATGTAATCATAGATCTTAGAAATATGGACTTCATGAAAAATGAGGAAGGCAAAATAATTTATTATGATACCGTATCAGAGGCTTGCACCATTTGTGGCATATATGAGTTAGAAAATGCTTGGGTAATGAAATTAATATATAATCATATTGAAGCATAACGTTGGGTATATGATTTCGTGCCGGAATACGAGGCGCTTCACTTTCAAAACTTACAAATGATGATACGAGATACAGACTTACAAACTACCACCGAACCCGGCATGAATTATATACCGTGTTACCAGCAGCCTTTTATTGTTGCTTGGTGGAGTGCTGGAATTACTTCCGCTGTGGCTTGTAAAATGGCTTTGGAATTGTACCAAAATGTTGAGCTTTATTATATTGATATTGACACATCACACGAAGATAATGCAAGGTTTAAGGCAGATTGCGAACGCTGGTATGGTTGCGAAATTAAGATTTTGAAAAGTAAAGAATTTAATAACCAGTTTGAAGTAATTGAGAAAATTGGTGCTGTAAATGCCCCAATGGGCGCACCCTGCACATTGCATTTAAAAAAGAACGTGCGCTTTGACTTTGAAAGGCTAAACGAATTAAGCCTATTCAATACCCGAACTATTATAAACCAAGTTTGGGGCTATGAATACGAACCGAAAGAAATAAACCGTGCAATTAGGCATTTACAACAATACCCAGCAACAAAACCACTATTCCCATTAATTGAAAAGGGATTAACTAAAGAAATGTGTGCAGGGCTATTGCTTAAAAACGGAATTGAATTGCCTGAAATGTATAAACTTGGTTACTCTAATAATAATTGCATTGGCTGCGTGAAAGGCGGTAAAGGATATTGGAATAAAATTAAAACCGATTTTCCACCTGTTTTTAAGCGCATGGCAGAATTAGAGCGCAAAGTTGGATATTCATGTATTAATGGTTTATTTCTGGACGAACTTAAACCCGAAATGGGTAGAATGAAGGCTGAAATTATGCCGAACTGTGGAAATATTTGTGAAGTTGAATTTGCAGATATTCCAGATAAGAATTTACAAGCCATTTTATTGGGCAGCAAAAGTATCTACGAAGTTGTTCTTTAAGGTTGCTGGTAACGTTTTGCGGCTTGGCGATGTGCAGCCTTGCAGTAAGTTTCAATTTAGCACAAATGTCATTGGCTGCATATTGCCAAACCGCTGTTATGTGCTGGGCGGTTTATCAGCACTAAATTTAATTTGAAAACGAAATGGATAATAGAAGTATCTCAATTATGAGCGAAGGCAAAAACGATTTTGACCTTTCAATGAAATTAGCAATGAACCGAAATAAAACAATAGGTTATCGTGTTCACGAAAACAAACTTGTTCTTTATTGGGCAAAGTCGGATAAGATGGAAAAACTACCATACGAAATGAATATTGATGAAACTATAAATTTTGTATGGGGTTGGCTTGACAAAAACAAACCATTAGGTAATGAGCCTGACCACGATGGCGATAATGGAAGAGGGTTTCACATTTTCAATGAAAGTTGGGGTCACGTTTTTGGCGAATGGCAAGCCTTTATAGCAATAGAACCAATTTGGGCAATGTACGGAAAGTAGCCTTGCAGCTAACGGTTTGCGGCTTTGTGTCTGTTTGCCCCTTGCACAAGGTTTCAATTTACTACAAATGTTATGGGGCAAATAGCACAAAACCGCTGTTATAGCCAGTAGCGGATTATTAACGATAAAATTTTAAAACAATGAAAATAGAAGTAAAAACATTAATGCAGGAAAATGAAATGTTATCTCACATTTTTTTAGGTTGCATACCACACAAACAATTAGAAGAAATTAGAGACAAGTTTATTGGCGAAACTGATTGGCAAAAAGAATCTGTTAAGATACCTGTTGAATTAAAAATTGGTGGAGTTTCTGTAAATCCAAAACAATTCTTTGATAGTTGGAGAGACCAAATGCAACGTATTATTTTAGATAAAGCACAAGAATTGGTTGCCGAAAAACTCGGCTCTAAAAAAATGAGAGATATGCAAGATAAACTTTACGAATATGAACAAGTTTTAAAATCTTGGGAAGAAGATATTAATTGGGAAGTCAAGAATCCACTTATCGGAGACGGTCAGTAGCTATTGGCTATAACGTCGGGCGGCTTTACGAAGGAATTATTTAAAATCAAATTTATATGCAAGAATTAATTGAACTAAGAACATTTATAGAAAACAAGCAAAAACAAGCACAAGAAAGACATATCCATTATGTAAATAAAAAAAATAAACAAGGTTATCACGCTACAGTAGGGTACGATAGTGCTTGTTTGGATATTATTGAACAACTGGATTTGATTTTAAATAATTCTGTCGTAAAACCGTCTGAAAGGCGAAGTCCAACGGACGAGACTTTCAGCGGTTGTAAGCCGCCCGACGAAAGGCAAAATCCACAGGAATATAAGATTTTAGAATGCGGTTGCTCTATAAAACTTATTGACAATGGTGTTAGTGCATTTGTGAATAAGAATTGCGAGCCACATATGGAATTTCTAAAATCTGTAAAAGATAAAGAGGACAAGTAGTTGGATTTTGCCTTTCGTTTTGTGGCTTTGTGTCTGTTATTTTGGCTTGCAGACACTTGCCTTTAAAGATAAATTTTATAGCCAAAATAATAGCACAAAACCACTGTTAGTGGCTGGTGCGGTAAATTAAACGAAATGTTCAAAATAACAGATAAGCAAATCAAAGAATTTTTCAAAAACAGATATTCTGAATTAGTGGAGTATGATGGAATAAAAATCACAAGGGAAGAAACTAAGTGGGGCGTTCAAATTGACGTGAAAGTAATTAGTTGTGGGAAAAAGATATGTTGGTTTCAAGGAATAGAAAATGAAAAATTCTTTGATAAATATACTATTCACACGGATTGGCAAGTCAGAATGTAGCACTTGCCACTAACGTTTTGTGGCTTTGCGTTCGTTGGGGATTCCAAGCACTAAAGCCGATTGATAGTACAAATTTTAATTTAAGCACAAATGATTATAGATAGCGCAAAAGCCCCCAATGACGCAAAACCACTGTTAGGCGTAGTAGTCTCTAATTTATCCGAAAGGGTGATTGATAAGCCTTTTTATATATCTTGGGACTATCCTTCCGAGTGGGGAGGTGGAACAGATAGTATTAGAGAAAATGGCAAGTTAAACTACGAAGGGTTAAACGAACACGAAAAAATGATACTATACATTTATGCTTGGAACTTATCTGATTTTTGTCCGACAAAAAAAAGCGTAATGAAAGAATTTGGGTGGTCGGATTACAAGGTCGCAAAAATGTATAGAGAATTGAAGCAATATGGATTAGAGTGTGTTGCCCTTTTCTCTGAAAATACTGGTCTGTTATGTGGGCGTGGGTATCGTTACTATTACGCCTAACGTTTCGGCAGCTTTAAGAAGTGCGCCTGCCGAAACTAAATTATTTAAAAAGCACTTCAATAAGCATTTCTTAAAACTGACTGTTATCGACAGCCGAATTAAATTAACCAATTAAAAAATAAATAAATGAAAAGAGAAATTAAATTTAGAGGACTAAATAGAGATTACAATTGGGTTTATGGATTACCAACTTGTGATTTGAAGTATATTTTTAATCAACAAAATACAGATAGTGCAGATAATTATATGATACATTCAGAAACAATAACTGAATACACAGGATTAAAAGATAAGAATGGGGTTGAGATATATGAAGGTGATATTTTTAAAGGAATAGCGGGAGAAGTTAACGAAATCCTATGGTTTTGGGATTCTTGGTGTTATCGGAATTATCATGCAGAAGCATTGCCGTTAGGGTCACATGGTAATCCATACATTAATAAAGGGTTGTTAGATATTGAAATAATAGGAAATGTTTTTCAAAATGCTGAATTGCTTTAAAGTGCGCAGTAGGTTGTCGATAACGTATCGGGGCTTTGCGTAGTAGCCCTTAGTAGAAACTTAAAATTAACCACGACACTTGATAGGGCTATTACGCAAAACCCTTGTTATGTGCCGTTATTATTCGTAGGATGAAAGTAGAAACAAAGAAGATATTGAAGGTGCAAGGCAAACTTGACTTATTTACAGATGATAGATTTGAGCAAGTAAAAGCCGTAATGAAACACGGAATGACTAAGGATGCTTGGTTGAAAAACTACCTATCATTAGACCCACTAAATAAGGCTCAATGGTGTGCAGACCACCTTGTCAAGTTTGTTGAGGGTGGTCATTTATAATGGCACATAACGTACAGATATTGAAGAAGTTGGGGAAATCGAAGCTAAAAAGTTCGTTTACTTCCAACTGCTCAAATAAATTCGGGTGCTGAGGTTTATTCCATCAGCCTCAATTTATTCAATATCATGTTATGGGCAGTTGCTTTTTTTCTCGGTTGTCAAAATTTTAATCAATGGTTTGAGCGACCTTAAAAAACTCATTTAAAATATGGAAAATATAATTCCTTTTACTTTGTTTGGAAGCGGTGTAGCTTTCGGTATAATGGCAGGCTTACTGTTTATTGTTTTCATTTGGTCAGATTCTATCGAAGCTGGCGAAATTGGATTTATCGGCTTGTTAATTGCGATTGGCTTAAATTATTTTTGGGGAACATTTAATCCACTTTCAATTATTTCTATTCGCAATGTGTCAATTTACTTATTTTTAGGGTTTTTGTTTTCTTTAATTCGTACATACTTTAAAGGAAAACAACTATCAAAGTATGATAAGGAAAATCAAAGAGAACACAAACAGTTTTTTAATTTAAAAGAACACGTTTTTCGATGGTGGTTAATGTTTCCAATTTGTCTAATTACTTGGGTTTGTCGTGATTTGTTCTCAGATTTTTACGATTTTATTTATTATAAAATGAGTAAAGTTTATCAATCAATTTTCAATGCGTAGTTTTTTTTGCAATTGCCCATAACGTTTTGGGGCTTTGCGAAGGCAGGGCTAAAAAGTACAAAAGTTTAAATTAATTACAAATGATAGTAGAAAGTACAAATGTTGAAAATATGCACCAAAGCCCTGCTTTTGCAAAACCCTTGTTACCTGCCGTTGTGGGTTCTCAAAAGAAATACCGAACAATAGTAGCAGACCCAGCTTGGAAGTATGGTGTTTGGGGTGTAGGTTCTGAAAAGAGTGCATTTAGTAAAAAGCATAACGAAAACGAAATACCAATACCATACGAAACAATGACAGTTGAAGAAATTAAGGCTTTAAATGTAGCAAGTTTAGCTGATGAAAATTGTGAGTTGTATTTATGGACTACTCAAAAATACTTACCTGATTCTTTTGAAGTATTAAAGGCGTGGGGTTTTAAATACTGCCAAACATTAACTTGGTGCAAAACGCCAATGGGAACTGGACAAGGTGGAGTTTATTGCCCTACAACTGAATTTTTAATACTTGGAAGAAAAGGTAAAATGCCAAAAGTAAAACGAATAGATACAACTTGGTGGAATGTGAAACGAACAAATAAACATTCTAAAAAGCCTGAATTTTTTCAAGAACTTATTGAAACTGTTTCGGATGCTCCACGGTTAGAAATGTTTGCAAGGCGTAAACGTGTCGGTTGGGATATTTGGGGTAACGAATTAGAGAACGATGTCGAATTGGAAACGTCTGCTAACAATGGCAGGTAACGGTTTGCAGATTGGCGTTGTTGCCACATAATTTAATTAGAAACAATAAACTTTAAAATTATGACAAAAGTATCAAACGAAGAACAAAGCAATAACGCCAATGTGCTGTTATGCGATGTTGCAAAAGTAATGCTTGAAAATAAAATAAGATTAGTGAAACAGAAAATTGAACAACTTGCTGATAAACATCAATATTATATGGAAATATCTCAGGGTGATGGGAGCAGAGCAACTGAAATTATAGAAGAAAGACAAAGCAAGTTGTGGGAATTGCTTGATAAGTTGCAGGGCAATATCGCATAACGTTTTGCGGCTTTGTGTCTGTTTGCCCCTTGCACAAAGTTTCAAATTACCACAAATGTTGATGGGGCAAATAGCACAAAACCGCTGTTATAACCAGTAGCGGTTAATTAGTAGAAACTTAATTTAAAAACGATAAAATACATGGCAACAAAAATTTACATCAGCGGTAAAATTTCGGGCATCGAAAATGAAGCCCCCGAATTATTTTCTAAGGCTGAAAAAGAACTACAAGCAAAGGGCTTT